TCATACCTGCCTCCTCTTCAGAATCGTCAGCGCTGGTGCGCGCGAGTCGGTTGCTGATACCTTATTTGCCGCTGCAATCAATTGATCCAGCTCTGCCGCCGAGTAGTGACTGGTGATACTGCCGTTCTTGTGCCCGAGCAAAGCTTTCCGGTCTTCCTCGGTCACGCCAGCGGCGCGCAGCCTTCTGCCGAAAGAGTGCTTGAGGTCGTGAATACGGATTCGCAAAAATCCGTCATGGGCCGGCCTCAAGTACTTCTCCTGCCACTTCTTCGCTGCCCTGATCCGCGCCTTCTTCCAGGCCGAGTCATTCATGCGGTGAACGGTCGTCTCATTCCCTTCATGGTCAGGCTTGCCAAACGGAAATACGTACAGCGGGTGCATCCCTCGCTGGCGCTCCAGTACCGACTTGGCAACGTCATTCATCACCACCAAGCGCTCATCCCGGTTTTTAACACCGGCCTTTGCGCTTCGGCCGCCAAACCCTGCCGGGATCAGAAATACGCTTGTTCCCAGCTCCGGCACCGCAATCTCCCAATCCCACTGAAGTTTGCACACCTCCTGCTCCCTGCATCCCGTGTTGACCTTGAACATCGCCATGGTTTGCAAGTGCGGCGGCAGCTCGGCGAACAGAATCGATTGCTCTTCCCACGAAAGCGGGTAGGGCTTGCGACTGCTCGTCTTCTCGTCCAGCAGAGAAATCATCGGCACCACATCGAGCCACGGCCTGCGCTCCTCGTCTCTCCACTTTCGTGCGCAGAGATTCAAAACCCGGATGACCCGCTGCAGTGCGATGTTGACGGTCCTGTTTGTCACGGGCCGCCCGGTCGACGGCTCAAGCTTTGACTTTATGTACGGGGCCAGGGTGTCGTCATCGACGTGGGTGATCGGCAGATGCCCGATAAACGGGTCGAGCTGATCAATGTAAGTGGCTGATAGGTTGATAGAAGGCTGATTTCGCGCCTCCAGCAGGAACCGGATTGAGGCTTCCCGCCACGTCCGTACCTGGCGCACGCCGTAAACCTTGCGCTGCCTCAGCTTCTCCAGCATGTGAATCAGGTACTGCTCGGCTTCCGCCCGGTCACTAGTGCCAGTACTTTCTTGAATTCGTTCTCCTCTGTATTTCTTGTCGATTTTCCAGATGCCGTTCGGCATTTTCTGGAGCCCGGTGATTGCTTTTTGGGCCATGCGTCCGCTCCTTTTGCTTCAACATGGCGCTCGCTGCGAGGCCGATTGTTGTCCTGATTGGCTGCCTTTTCAATCGACTTGCGCTCGACATAGGCGTCAGCCCATTGATCAAGCTCTATCCGATCAAAGCCGACACCCTGTTTTCCAATGGGGAATTCCCGCACAAAGGGCCGAACCGTCTTATTGAACTCATCCCGGCACATGCCGAGATAGCCGTAGGCATCACCGGCCCGGATGAACCGGGGCAGGATCTGCGATACCTGGGCTGCAGTGTTGTTTGCCATAGGCGTACTGCTCCGGGCCGCGCTGGGCGGCGGAAGGGGTTACTTGGCAGGGAAGTATTCGGTGTCGTATTCGAGCTGGGTCACGCGTGTCGGCTCAAGGCTCGGAATCGACTGTCGGAAGTCATGGATGGATCCAGGTCCGCCCTTGAAGGCCTTCGCCTCTTCAATGAATCGCTCTTTGAATATTCTCAGGAAGTGGTCGGCGGCCTTCTCGTATTCATCTTCTCTGTACCAGGCATCCACCGTAATCCCGCCATCAACGCACCAGACCGTCCGGCGCGGCGCTTGCTCGGCCATTGCTATCTTGTCGTTCATCTGCTGGCGGGCGTATCGGAGCTGATCCAGCGAAAGCTGCTTTATCCAATCATCCGTGCCGATTCTCTGTGTGTGGCCGTACTCGCATTTTATCTCGGGCATGAAAACATCCTCGCCCGCCGATCACCGGCAGGCTGCATATAGAAGAAGGGAAGGGTTAGCGTTTCATGAAGGTGATCCAGTGCGTCTTCTCGCGCTTGCCCGACTTGTGTCCGAACAGCGGCATTTGATCCGTCAGAGCCAGCAGCTCACTGACCAGCACTTGAGCCTCAGCCCATTTGAAGATCAGGATTCCGTCGGTGGCCAACACGCGAAAGCACTCGGCGAACCCCTTGGCAATGTCGTCGCGCCAGTCATCCGTCAGCACTCCGTACTTGGCGCGCATCCAGCTATCTTTCCCGGCGCGGGTCAGGTGTGGCGGATCGAATACCACCAGCTTGAAGGTGCCGTCGTCGAAGGGTAGCGAGCGGAAGTCCATGATCACGTTCGGCTCAACCTTCAACACTCGGCCGTCACATAGGACATGCTCCTCGTCGCGGATGTCTCCGAACAGTACGGACTGATTGGCCTTGTCGAACCAGAACATGCGGCTACCGCAACACGGGTCCAAGATCTTTGCTGCGCTATTCACAGGCAATACCTCGCCACGCCGCATTTACGGCTGACTTCAATTAATGGATTTGGCCAGAACGGCTAGAAATTACTGTTTTCGCGAAGGGGTTACTGGATTCGATCAATACTCGGCGCAGGCATGTACATCCCATTGCAGCGCCATACTCCCCATTGATCGACTGTGCATTCAGTCCAGCGGGCAGGCGCTCCGTATTGGGCGGGGAAGTGGATTAGGTGGGTCATGGCGTTCGGTCCGGGTAGGATCCGGGCAATGGAGACATTGCAGGCTTGGCTGCTTGCTTTGCGCGGATCTGGCTGACCTTCGTCCAGATGCGGCCCAGCTCGACTTCTCCGGCTTCGTGCATATCCATTTTGTGCGCAAGGCAGAGGGCCGCCAAAGTAACCATAACGCCGCCGACCTCCTGCACCGGCTCGCCCGTGTCGCGGCCGTAGACGTAATCAACCAACTGGTGGGCTTCGCCCTGCGTAGCGCCGCATGCCTGTACCAGCTCCAGTGCCTCTTCAAGGAAACGATGGTTTCTTTCAACCGTGTCCGCCGATATAGCAGCACCGAAGCATTCCAGCATCCACGGCAGAACTCGGGCCTGGAAAGGCTCGCCCGCCTTCGCCGTGGCAGGCCGAGTTTGGTAGAGCTTTCTAACCGAATCCGTGACCATCACTATGTGATGAGCCTGAGTTTCCATGGTCTGATCCGATTTGTTCTGCTGGCACGTCGAATCGGAGTCCGCTTGCTGCCAATAGATCTGCCCCAGACTGAATGACCGGCGTAGGGCGCTTTCGATGATCGCTATGACTTCCAGCTCCCCGCCAACCGCTGGCGTCTGCTCGGCGGGGGCTGCTGTATTGATCATGTTCAGCAGCCCATTAGCTGCACCATTCCAGCCGCGAGCCTTGCACCATTGCTGGATAGTGTTGAGGTCGTCGAGCGATACCAGCACCATCGCGCTGGGGGTTTTGGGTTGGTTGGTCATCTCAAAACCCTCCTTTCGGTTCTTTTACGCAGTCCAGAGCCATCAGGATTTCGTCAACGAATCCGCTTAGCATCTCCTCCGGGCAACGAAATGACTCTTGCGGGTTGTTGGATACGTTGTAGTTGTCGATGACGCCTTGTACGGCTTGGCGCTGCTCAGCTGTCAACTCAACGCCATAAGGACCCATTGGGAATTTCTTCATGACCCTGCCCCTTGCGTGCCATTAGAAACCTTGCCCTTGCCTTTGCAGTGGGAGCAAGTTTCCAGGCGGCCAATCCCCCCGGTGCCCATGCACTCACGACAACTGACCTGTTCGTCTGTGGCTGGCGCGGACTGGGCGAGCAGCCCAACCGCATGGGCATAGTCCGGATTGTCGGCCAGCATCCTTGCCACGCTGTCGCAGTCACCGCCAAGCTGGGTAATTCGGTCGTAGCCAGTGCTTACGGCGTTCTTGTAGTAGACCACCATCGTTTTCAGGGAGGCTCGCAACCCATCACGCTCATTCGACACGTCGGCCAGTTGTTGGCGCAATTCGTGCTCTGTGCTTGGATGTGCGGCTTCGCGAACAGCTTCACGCGCCAATATGGCCGCCTTGCATTGTTCATGAGTCATTTCGATTCCCTTGCATAAATGGCCTGGCGCTTCTTCGAGCAGGCGGTGTGATTGCCGACGGTTCGCATCAGGCCGCACACATCACATTTTGTTTTGTGCGTGAACCATGGCGATGGGATGGGGCTGTCTGAGGTGGAGCGGTGGATGGCGGTCATGCTGCCTCGGCGGCTTCTTTGATCGCCATGATGGCGTTGGCGGCGTGGCGTACGTAGAACAGGCGCGCCATGAGTTTCGGGCACGGCTTGCTTATCTGTGTCTCCCACAGGTCGCTGCCGCCGATCAGGTCTTCGTTCTCGCTCAAGAAATCGTAGGCGAGCACCACCTCCGAATCCCGGCCATCAGCGAAGGTCTCAACCTCCTCAATCACGTCAGCCAGCTCGCTGAATGGAAGACGCTCATCATCAGCGGCAGCCCGCTCACGCAGCCACTCGACCAGCTCCTCAGCCTGATCCAGGGTGGCGCCCTTATCCGGTATGGCAATGATCCATTCAGGGATTTCGTCGGCGCTGAATTCTTCATCTATCCGGCCAACGATGCAGGCGCACACCGTGTCGCGGATGCTGTCGAAGTCGATCACCTGCCGCTTGCAGTCGCCGTCCAACTTCTCATGCAGGTAGCCATCGCTTTGGTGGCGCAGGAAGTTGATGCCGTAGCTAGCGCCTACGTGGAACACCAGAGCTCCGATATCACCCATCATGCTCATCCCGAAACGGGTGACGCAGATGTCGAAGCCGTAGCAGGTCGTGCTCGGGTCTTTGCAGCGCCAGACCTCGACGCCGTTCTGATTTACCAGCTGAGTGTATTGGTGCTGCGCCAGATCCCCGGCCACGCGCGCGGTGAGGGCATTACGCTCTGCTTCTTTCATATTGAATTCCAGTCAGGCGCACTTCTCCGATACCGGATGAGGTGGCGCAGATGAGTTAAGTGGGGTATTACGGGTGACCGGCATGGAGCCGGATCAAAGGAGTTGTATATGCGACGTAGTGCGTATTTTCGTGAAGCTGGACGCCTATCAGATGTTTTCGGCGAGAAGCTGGACGCGGTAAAGGAGTTTTTAGCAGCCGATCCAGAGCTTAAAGCTGAAGGCGCGTACGATAAGTACTGGGAGCTTGAGAATCAGGCCCAGGCCGCAGCGGGTGAATGGAGCAACTTCTGCGCCAAAGAGCGACCACTTATCGAGGGCTGATAACCTCATCTCCTGGGTCGCGCATCAGCTCGCGGCGTGATTCATTGTCAAAACGTGCGCCCCAAGAATCGGATAGCTCTATTTTGTGGCGCGCATTAAGACGATCTACCGCCTCTCTGGCACCTTCAGGTCCAAGCGAGTGCATGCTGCGAATGCAGGTCATGATCATCGATGCCTGCTCGCTATCCTCTACCCACTCCATCAGTTCGCGAATCATCTTCTTTTCACCGCTCAAAGCCTTGAGCCGCATGTCCTCGGCCCCAGCCTTCGCTTCCTTTTCGCGGCGCTTCTTGTCTCGCTCTTTCTGATCCATCGCCATCACCGCTTCCTCCGCTTCTTGGTAATGCCACGCCCGTGTGCCGTCCAGCCCGCGCCGCGCACCAGATCACCGACGTCAGCAATCAGTGCCTCAACCCGCTCGTTAACCAGTGGCACCAGGTCGAACATCAGCGCGCTCGGCACCGTCAGGCTGTGTATCGTCTTCTCGCCGTTGGGCAGCATCAGCCAAACTGACACATCCCAGCGCACCGGTTTCGATGGCCTGGTCCCCTTCGGCATCGTGTGGCCCCCGGTCGGGCCAATGGTATGGATAACTGACATGGTCATTGGTTAGCCCGCTCGCAGGTAGGTGGAATTGTTCGGCCCGCCTGTTGCGTCGGACCTTCGCTGATAGCCGCCTAATCACGAACGCACCGGATAGTCGATGCCGTATGTTTCAATGATTCGCCACAGCTTCTTTTGGTTGATGCCCATACGCTTGAAGCAGGTAGTGCGGGGGATGCCCAGGTCTCGGAAGGCCTCGATGCGCGGGATCAGCTTGCGATCCTCTTCTTCGGCTAGAGACTTGGGCAGCGCTATGGAGTGGTCTTTCGCGATCCGATGCAGCCGACTCACAGAGAAGCCGTACTCAATGAGCACGTCGTGCTGAGTTGCCCCCTCAGCAAAACGCTTCCTGATATCCGGCGCGATCAAAGCCTCTTCAGCGCGCCTCGCATCAAGCTGCGAGACCTTCTTGTGTGCTGCAAACACAATCCCGTATTCCGCCGCGATATGCCCCAGGCGCTTGGCGCTGATCCCAATATCGGCCGAAGCCCGCTTCAATCCGAGGTCTACATAGGCCCTCAACCGATCTGCAGTGCTCCGCTCAAGCTCCAGCGCTTCCCGAGCTTTGCGTTCGTGCTCGGCAGAGCTGGCCTTGTAGCCGTAGGCGATTGTTTCGTTGTTGAAGGGTAGGGACACGCCACGGGTGATGCTCAGTTCATGGATGACACCACCGCGGCGCAAGAATGCTTCCGTCGCATCGGCCAACCGCGCTGACGCAGCACTGTTGTGCCGAACCATACTCAGATCCAGGCTGATCATTTAAGCCACCCTGAACAGTTGTGACTTGAGCCCTTCAACTTGGCGCTCAAGGTTGCGGATGGTCTTTTCGCCGCGTTCACGGTCTTGGCCGATCCATTTAGGAGAAGCTGCGTAGAGTCGATCCAGGCTTTCACGCAGATGGTGAAGGTGTGTCTGGCGGTTTTGTTGGACGATGAGGCTGGTGGTCATGGTCAGGCTCCTAGAAAGGAACGTCGTCGAAAGAATCATCCGCCGCTGCTTGCGGGGCGAGCTGCGGTCTTGGTGCTGGCTGGCGTGCTGCGCTTGCTTGTGGGTGCGCTGCCTGGCTGCTGCCATCGCTTGCAAACTTGATCTCAGATGCGCGGCAGACCAATTTGATGCCTTGGGTGCCGTCGCCCTTGGTGAAAGTCTCGATATGCAGTTCGGTGCCGGTGAACATGATCTGCTTACCCTTGAGAAGGAACGGCGCTAACCCCTCGGCCTGCCTTCCCCACAGCGTCACCTCGTACCACTGGGTTGGCTTCTTGCCGTCTGCACCCTTGCGCCCGTAATCCACGGCCACCGGCACGCTACAAACAGCATCACCAGCTCCCGTAAAACGAACTTCGGCGTCACGGCCAATGCGGCCAAAATCTGAAATAGGCATTCTTGATCCTTACTTGATTCGGATGGATGAGTCGCCGCGCTCAAGGTGAGCCCACGGCAGTTCTGGCTTCAGTTCGGAGGCAACGTCCTCGCCGGCGTCGATGCGCTTCTGCACCTCGGCGTTGTGGTCGCGGATTTCTTTGAGCTGGGCGGCGATGGCCTTCTTGTCGGGCGCAATTGAGGTGGACACGGACATCAGGTCGTCCGGCACCTCGTCTTCGTTGTCGACGATGACCTTTTCTGGCGCAATGGCCAGGGTGATGGTGAAAAGCGGCCGCTTGATCGACGTGATGTTGGCCGCCTGCATATTCCGGCGCAGGTAGTCGGTGATCTGGCCGATGCTGTTCTTCTTTATTCGCTTCAGTTCATTCAGGCGCTCGACCTCCTTGTCGATCGCGCTCACGTCGCCCTCGATGTTTCGACGCAGCATGACGATGCTCTCGGCCTTCACTGCGAATTCACCCTGGATGGCGTCCATGGTGTCCTGCAGTGCCAGCTTCAAACCTTCATCATCCGAATCGGCCATGGCCTCAAGCTCAGCCATCTGCCCGGTCAACTTGTAGAGCTGAGTCATGACGCTTTCTCCTGAGGCTCACCGGCGATACGGGTGCGTTGCTTTTCCAGCTCAATTGCGATGCGATCCGCGCCTTTCTTGTCGTTTCGCAGGGTGAGCTTGCGGACTGCCGAGTCGTGGATCTTCTTCAGCTCGCCAATCGAGAGAGCCTTACCCATCGTTTCGATCGTCGATCTGATGAATTCCAGGCGCTCGTCTTGCTGACGCTGCTTCTCGGCCTCCTGGTCCTCCGCCTGCTCAATCTTCACCTCGTCGCGGCGCTGCTCTACGTATTCGCGGTCCTCAAAGAGGCCGAGGAACACATCAGCACTGAAGCCGAGCATTGACAGGGACTTCTTGATTGCGTCGGTTAGCGACTTCTTGGGGGCCTCACCGTCGGTGGTGGTGCCGTACTTGCTCTTGTAGAGATATGGCGTGCACCCGTACTGCTCGAACTCGCCGCGCTGGCCGTCCTGTTTGATCCAAAACAGAATCTTTACCGTGTGATTCAGTTCGTGACCCAGGCTGATGCGCTTGTCGCCTTCGCCGCTGAAAATCTCAGCGCCCTTGTCGAAGCGCTCTTCCAGCACCGACCAGCCAAACCCGATGCCGGCCGGGCCGAACACTTCGGTGGCCTTCATGATCATGGCCGTGCCGTTCAAGCTGGTGATCTGCTGGCCGCCGACCTTGGCGTCTTTCGTGTAGCGGGTGTCGGTCTTTTCGACCTGACTCCAAATGCTGAGGTTTTTCTCAGACATGACAGTCTCCGTGCGCCATGCCGTTACCGGGGCGCTGCGATTGAATGGGGGGGGAGGGCTAGCGGGCCGTTGCGAATGCCTGAGCCATTGCGGTTCTCGGTGTTGCAGAAGCGATGATCTTCACGACCTCGGCGCACGCTTCGGGCTCAAACCAACCGAAGTGACAGAAGCCGACATTGATGCCCATCTGATCAGCCAGCCATCTGTAGGCGGCAGTTCGACCCAGGCCGACAGTTTTCATGTGGTCGTGAAACTTCGACTTGCTGTGGTTGCGAGCGGCGCGCAAGGCATCATCTGCCAGCGTACCCAGAGGAATATCAGTGTCAGGGTGCAGGCCAACATAAGCGCGACAGCCATGACAGAGGTAGGCGAATGGCCAGTCACCGTAGCTGCGACCGTTATAGATTTCCGAGTTGCGCACCAGACTCACATCGTCACCGCAGTAGCGGCAATCAGTCGGAGCTGGTATTGGGTTTTTTACGCGTTTGAGGGCTCGACGGCTGACATGTGGCAGCGGTGCGGGCGCAGCAATGCGCTCGGGGGCGTTTGCCCGAGGATCGATTGACATGATGAATTCCTATTGAGTGACGTGCCCGGCGTAAGCGCTGGCGAGCATCCAGATTGTTGCGGAGGTGAGGGCGATGGCCGAACCTCGCCAAAATGCGATGCGCTTGGCGTGCTGGTATCTGGTCATGCCCAACCTGCAATCGGCCGGCGCTTGAGCCAGTCCGCTTTGATCGGGTAGGGCAGATCGGCAACACGCATGCCGCGAGGCGGGGAGAAGGTGCCGCGCACGATGGCTGGAGGGGTTCTCGCTTCCAGCTCTTCGACTTGCTCATCAATCAGAGATTTAACCGGTGCTGTGCTCATGCTGCCACCTTCAAAAGTTCGAGGAATCGAATCATCTCGGCAGCGCGGATACGCTTTACGAGAGCATCACGCTCTGCCGTGGTGATCACTGATAGTTCGCATGAAAGGAAAGCAGCCATGCACGCACGCTCTGCCGGGTCGGTTGGTTTTGCTGATTCGGGGATGGAGCTGAGTTCGCTTTCGATGCGGTTGATGGCGATGTCACGCGGCGTCACAGCGCATCCTCGGCAAGCGCAAGCGCTCCAGCCTTCGCATACGGCGCCAGCAGCTCGACGGCGATCTGGCGTATCGCCTCATCAGGATCAGCGCAGTTCAGGGCCTCACCGGCGGCACTGGCGGCGTCCACTGTAGCCTTGCGACGAGCCAACAGAATCAGCCGACCGAGAACCGAAGGGCTCACGCCGGCATCGCCAAGCTGATCCATGGCGAACTCATCGACCGCCACGGCGAAACGATCGTAGGTGACGCCGTACTCGACGTCAGCGCCCATCAGCAATTGCTCAACTCCGTTTGCTACCCATTCCCGCTCAGCCGTGTCGTCAATTACGACCGGGAGGCGATTTTCATATTCGAACTGTGCCAGTTTCAGTGCTACGTTCATTCTCGCCTCCTGGGCGGTGGGTCAAATGCAATCGGCTGGAAACATCTCGGCTGTATTCCGCAAAGGAGCCGGGTGTTTCCATGCGATTAAATTCGGGGCAATAAAAACCCGGCGTTAACCGGGTCCGCAGATACAGGGCTCACTCACATTTAGGTGGCTGCCGGGGTAGGGGTTAGTCCATGGTGATGTCTCCTGTCGCTCGCTCACTGGACAGGCAGTGGCCACCTATGGAATGGGGTGCCGGTCTTTCCCGGCTGTCATTGGCCCGCATGCTCCTGCCGTATCCCATCTCAATAGCAACTGGCGTACTCGCCAGGATTGAGAAGTTCCCGTATTCCACGGCCACCGGTTCATGTGGCGCGCCAAGCGCTCACGTCAATTCTGGAATTAGGTGCCGTCTATTCCGGCTGTCACGGCGCTTGTGCCAGATCAAGGTAGCTCGCCAATACCAGGTTGGCGCTGACCCTGCGCAATGCGGGTTGAGCTATTCGCCGGGTGATGCAGGTGGGCGGTTATAGGCCGCGATTTCGTCCGCATCGGGCTGACGCCTTGTTATCACGGCTACGCTCCCGGCTGGCGGCAGGCTCCGTGCAAAGCATCAGTCCGATACGCTCTCGTTCCGAGAGGATCGGTACTCTTGCCCATAGGGCGGTTATTCGGTGGCTTTGTTGATTGCTTCGCGGGCCTGAGATATGTGCGAATCCAGCAGATGACAGAGGTTGTTGTCTTCGCAGGCATGGCGCTTAGATCGAAGCAGCAGTTCGCAGCGCTCAAGAGCTGCAAGAAGCTCGGGGGCGGCGGATATAAGCTTTGCGTTGGCTTTGGTTTGATCGCCGTTGATCCACGCGCCCGATTCCGAATAATCTTCATCCATGACCAATACATTGCAGATGGAGATGTTTTCTTGGCGGCCGACTGGCGAAACATAAATCGGGGTTTTCTCTGACTGCTCGACGAACCAAGGCCCCGGCGTAAATTTCGATTCACTCATTATCTTGCTCCGTTGCGTTGATGGGGTGGGTTAGGCGGCTGCAGGCTCAGTCTTGTCGTACTTCTCGCCGCAGAACATGCAGTAGTTGCCGAGCAGGTTTACCGTCTTCTTGCGCTCCATCATTCGGCTTGGCTTACTGGCAGTTCCCTTAGTCGGAACCTTGTACGTCGCGGTTACTTCGGAGTAATTCTTGTACGGGACGGGGCCGGTGAAGCACATCGCAAACCCGCCCAGCGACACCTCAAGCCCGGTCGCGCCCTCTGGAAGCGTTGCAGCGAAGTGCTCACGAAGACGCGCCTCGTCATTCTTTTTGCAATCACACATCCTCTATCTCCCATCCCAGTCATTTACCTCAGAGCCCGGTATAGGGGTGAGGGGGGGTTGTGTTAGGCCTTGTCGATTGCGTCAGCCAGCGCCCGGAGTTGAGCGGAGCTGATGAAGACAGGCGCGTCTTGGTGCTGAGCCTCAATGCCGATGCCCCGCACGTGGAAGTTGCCGGAGACCATGAAAGCCATCTCCAGCTCCAGCCCGTCGCATGAACTTCTGTTTTGCTCCTTAATCGTCTCGAAGATTTCGTCCATCTCACTTCCTCCACTTGAATTCAACAAAGCGTCCGATGCGGGCGCTTGGGTGAATATGTGGCCCGGTCTCGCTACTGGCGACAGACCGGGTTTGTTGCGTCATCGGTGATGGCCCGTTGCCCGCTGCTGATTACAGGGCTGGCCGGTCGTGGTCGTTGGTTGGCGGTGAGCTTCCTCCCCAGGGCGGCAATCAGCATCTATTCGCCCTGGATCACGGGTCCCTACAACATGCACGCTGCAGCTCTTTTGCCCGGTTAGGTGGGCAGGGTGCATGAGGTCCGGCGTTCCCAGCCGAAGCTATGGGGATCGCTAATTCAATTCGGTGTCTCTCCCTTCTGCCGCTGGGATGGCGGGGCGCATTGCTTGCCGGGTCGTTCGCGCGGTTCTGGCTTGTCGCCATCGATCAGCCGTAAAGGGTGTTCCCTTTCGTGGGCGGGCTATCTGACCCGTCTGATCGCCGGTCGCCGGTAGAGGCAATGCGGTCTGTTGGTATTTCTGTGTTGCGCATCAGGTTTAAAGAGCGGTGGAGCGTTCCGGTTGCCCGAGGACCTTTGAGGCCCTATCGCGGCTTCGGTGTTTCGCTGCGATGGATGAAATATGCACCAGTGCAATTATGCTGTCAATGCATCAGTGCATATATTTTCACGATTGTGCATATCGGTTTCTTTCCTGCGGAGCGGCTTACCTTTTCCTACAGCCTCAGTTATCCTCCGCAACAACTGGATGGATATACAGCAAAGGAGGAGTGTATGAGCATGGCGCAGGCGAAGGCGAAGGCGAAACCAGCAGTACGAGTTGAGATGTCCGGAGTGGAGCGGCTGGGGCTGCGAGTGTCAGGAATGATCAATCACCCGTTTGCGCAAGAGCGGCGCTGGGTGAAGATTCATCGGCTGGATACCGACGGGGATAGGGAGTGGGATGAGGTAATGGGTGTGCTGTCCGCTACTGATGAGCTGGACGTGACCTTCGACGACGATGGAGCGGTGACTGTGAGGTGGGCGGCTGTAGCGCTTGAAGATATGCCGGTCGAGGCTGCCGAAGAGCCGACGGAAGAGGCTGCTCCTTTCTGAAGGCAAACAAAAGGCCCGGCGCTTGGCCGGGCTTATTTCACCGAGCTTGCTCTCACTATACGACCTTCCCGAACCTCGTCCGCATAAGCCCTGAGCGCATCAATGTGCTTATGGAGCACGACGATCTTCCCGGCCGCAGCCAACAGCGCAGCATCGCCGCGGGCCTGAGACTCACGAAACAGGTCGTGAGCCGCATCATCCAGGGCAGAGGCGGCGTCCAATAGTCCGCGCCGGAGCTGCTGATTTGGTTTATTCAGGGCCATGGCGTTACACCAGATTGGCATTCCAGACGAGGAGCACGCGCGCCTGGATATAGGTTTCATCGATAAAGATGTCCTCGGCTTTGTGCTTGCGGTTGTCCGAGATCATCTTGAATTTGTCCTTCCCCTTCATCTGTAGGCGCTTGATGTACTGGAAGCCTTGATAGGAGAAGAAGTAGATACCGTCGCCTACGAACTCCTTGATGCTGATGTCTACCAGCAAAGGATCGCCATGCTTAATGGTGGGAGTCATCGACTGACCCCAGCCCGTAATCATTTTCAGATGGAAATGCTCGACGAACTCAACCCCCATGGCCCTAAGCTGCGAAGGGCTGACGCGCACGTCCTGAAGCATTTCAGGGTAGTCATGAGCGACCTCACCACCACCTAACGCGCCGCGAATGTCGTAGTGAGCGATCCATACCTCATCACCTACCTTCCCAGGGCGGTATGCGTCATGCACAAGAACGCCTCCGGCCAACTCGACATCGTCGCCTTCAGCGACAGCAAGCAGCTTGGCGAGCTTGTCACTGCCCAGCGTCTTGCCTGTCAGCATTTCTCGGAGCTTGTCCGCTGTTGAAGCCGGTATTTCAAGCTTTCCAGAGTTCTCCGGCGCACCTTCAATAATTAGAGGGGAAAAGCCGCGCAGCTGATCTGTGGTAACGCCAAAGTATTCCGCGAGAGGGCGGACCTGCTTGTCTGTCGGCTCCTTGATCCCCTTAGGCCCGTTCGGCTTAAGAATCCGGGAAATGGTGGACTGGCCAACATTGGCGCGCGTGGACAGCTGAACCTGGTTTAGGCCAGCCCTAGCCATCAAATCCGCCAGAATTTTATCGATAGTTTTATGCATGAGTGCAATCGTCGCCTTAGCCGGTGCATACATCAATAGAGAGGGGCGTTGACAGATATGCACCAGTGCATGAATATGTGCATATCTACAAAGGAGGCAGCCATGAGCGCTACCGAACTTCCGAACAAATTGGACGCATTGCTGGGCTCTGGTTGGACCTACAAGGCCATTGCTGAACGCGCCAAGTGCGACATCTCGACCATTTTCCGCATTCGCAATGGGCAGATCGGTAACCCGAGCTACATCTCCGGGGTTGCCATCGACCAAATGCACGGGGAGCTCGTCAAGTCCGGCAAGCAGTCCACGAAAAAATCAGCCGCTTAAACCAATTCATTAGCCGCAAGGAGAAGCACATGTACGAAGTCAACACGCACAAACGTAGCGAGGTAAGCAAGGTTCGCTATCGACCGGATGAGATGTGCCAGTTACGCCGTGAGGCTTCGTTGGCCGGTATGCAACTCGCTACGTACATCAGAAAGCTTTCGATGCTTGGCCGTGAACTTGGCGCTGCCGACGTAATTCGCCAAATGAATGGCTTCGAAGAGCAATCGCAGGAACAGGAACAGCATAAGACGGCCTGACGGCCCTTTGGAGGGTCAAGTGCTCGAAAACTACTTCGACTGCCTGGATGTAGGGGCTCAAGAAGAGGTTAGACAGCTTGCTGTAGATCTCGGATGGGACCTTGAAAAGGCGGCACAGGAATATCTGAAGGTGGCGAAATCCCTCGCCACCGTCAGCAGTGTAAAGCGCATGGAACGCAAAGCCCCGGTACTAGAAATGGTGCGAGGGGGTTCCCCTAAAAAGGGACTCGATAGTGGCTGAATCCGAATTTTAGGCAATAAAAAAGCCGGGGTAGTGACCCGGCCTTTTGTACATCTCAATGAGGCTAAGTATATGCAAGCTGCAACCAGCGTCAATACCAATGTTCAATCCGCGCCACGATTTGCGAATAACGATTTCGTGGCGCGCACAATGTCATCTCGCGAAATCGCCAATGTCACGGGCAAGCGTCACGACAACGTGAAGCGCGACATCGTCGCCATGCTCAAAGACCTGAAAGTAGATGTACTCAGTTTTGAGGACATCTATCTGGACGGCCGCAACCGTGAGCAGCTCCAGTATTTGCTTGATCGCGAACACACCGACTGCCTGCTAACTGGTTACAGCGCTCAGATGCGGATGAAGGTTATCCGCCGCTGGCGTGAGCTGGAAGGCCAGACCGAAGCCCGTCAGGCAGTTATTGCCAACGGTACAAAGGTTGTAGGCGAGCTCGCAATCATGGAGTGCTACACGCGCCTGCTGAAACCAGCACCGTCCAGCCAAGTGATGATGCTCAACCAGATCGCTATCAATAACGGCCTGGACCCGAAGTTCATCCCCGGTTACGCCATTGATGCAGACCCAGAGTCCCTCAATGGTTCCAGCATGCCCACCAAGTCGGCTACGGCATTGCTGAAAGACAACGACATCCGCATCTCACCACCCGCATTCAATCGTGCGCTGGAAGCTGCTGGCCTCCTCAAGGTCATGCAGCGAAAGAACTCGAAACAGGAAATGGTCCCTTTTTGGTCCATTACTGACAAGGGCCTGCGCTATGGCAAGAACCTCACCAGCCCGCAATCCCCGCGCGAGACACAGCCCCATTGGTACGTGGATCGCTTCATCGAATTGGCCGCCATTGTTGGCAAGGGGGCCAAGTGATGGCTGCTCTTCCGTACATGCAGTTCTACGTCGCCGACTACTTGGCCGACACCACGCACCTGACTGCCGAGGAGCATGGCGCCTACATGCTCCTGCTGTTCAGCTACTGGCAGACCGGCAAGCCATTGCGGATTGACCGTCTCGCTACGGTCGCACGCATTCCCAACGACCGTTGGCCTTCCGTTGCCGAAACGTTGAGTGAGTTCTTCCACACCACTGAAACGCACTGGATTCAGTTCCGCGTTGAGTCTGATCTTGAGTCGGTCAACAGCAAGGTGGTGACAGCTTCTAACGCAGGAAAGGCCTCTGCGAAGGCAAAAGCACTCAAAAAACAACAGGAACTCAACGACCGTTCAACGTCCGTTGACGATCCGTTGCAACGGAATGGCAACCATATAGATACAGATACATATACAGATAAGAATAGAACTACCCCCTTACCCCCAGAGGGGGAGGACCTGTTCCCAAAGTTCTGGGCTCTGTACCCGCGCAAGCAGGACAAGGCCAAAGCTCAGAAGGCGTGGACGAAACTCAAGGTCAATGACGACCTGTTCAACCTGATCGCCAAGGGTCTCGCCGCACAGGTCGTGTCTGCCGACTGGCTCAAGGACGGCGGCAAGTACATCCCCATGCCCACCACCTGGCTCAACGGCAAGCGCTGGGAAGATGAGGTCAAGCCATCCAGCAACGTGCACCAGTTCCCGCAATCGCGTCACACCGGCTTTGCTGATCGTGACTACAACGCGGGCCTGACCAAGCGCGAGGGTGACGGCTATGCGTTCTGATCAACTGAATGCCACGGCGGCGGCAGGGCAGGACCCTGCACCAATCACCCAAATCGCTATGTGCGAGGACCACGGGCCTTTCGATCAGAAGATCACGACGATATTCAATCGTGAGTTCAAGACCTATTGCCCTGAGTGTTCCCGCATTCGCCGTGAATCCGAGGAGGCCGCTGAGCAGGCCAAGAAGGCGCTCGACGCTCGTCAAGCCATGGAGCGCAAGCTCGGGTCCGCATTGATCCCCAAACGCTTCGTGGGCCGCACGCTGGACTCATACGAGGCAATCACTGAGGGCCAGAAGGAAGCTTTGCGTGTCTGCCGCAAATACGCAGACAAATTCCCGGCCATTTACGAAACAGGCCGCTGCTTGCTGCTGCTTGGGAAGCCGGGCACTGGAAAGACTCATCTGGCCGTGGCTGTAGCCAACGAAATCATGGCCACCAGCAATGCCACGGCCGTGTATCGAACTGTCGGCTCATTGCTCCAGGCAATCCGGAGCACGTACGACCACAGCAGCGACCAGACCGAAGCGCAAATCCTCAACAGCATGATTCAGCCCTCTCTGCTGATTCTCGATGAGATCGGCGTAACCAAGGAAAAGCCGAGTGATTTCGAGCTTGGCACCTTGTTCGCAGTGATCAACGGCCGGTACGAGCAGCAGCGCCCTACGGTGATCATTTCCAACCTCGAAGCCGAGCAACTGGCCGGGGCGATGGGTGACCGCTGCGTGGATCGACTGCGTGAAGGCGGCGGCATTGCCGTCAAGTTCGACTGGGAATCGCAACGCGGTAAGGAGGGTTTCTGATGAAACAGGCACTCATAGTTTTCCTCATATCGGCTTCGATCCTGCTGACCGTGTACTTCATCGTTTCGGCAACCAACACCATCACGTTGGCCTGCGTGAAGCTCGTCGCCGAGAAATCGACCCTGGATAGCGCGCTGGAGCAATGTCAATGACCCCACTCCAACGCAGCACCGTACAAACCCTACAGGCCGAAGGCTTCCAGATCACACGTCACCAAAAAGACATGGTGCTCATGAGTTCAGGAGCAGATCACCGACTGGTCCGTACTGACGGCAGCCAACGTCGTGGCAATCATATTGAGCGGGGAGTGGGGAGATGAGTGATTACGCGAAATTGAAAGTGCTGGCTGAGGCTGCAACACCGGGCCAATGGGCTAGCGAGAGCGGCAATCTCTACTGGTACGAGGACGGCTACACCAAGCATTTGATGGAGACCGAAGATGGCAGTGACATCTGCCACGAAGACCAGCATCCGGCCAATCTGATGTTCATCGCCGCCGCCAATCCAGCGGTAGTGCTGGGACTGATAGCTGAAATTGAGCGGCTACGCGCAGCCAATAACACCGTCGAATGCCGGTTCGAGGTGAGCGAAGACACGCTCAGCACGATTCGTGGATGCCTTCGTTCTGCCGAGGGCGACATTGACCAGCTCAAGGCTGAGTGCGAAGGGCTGCGGGAGAAAGCCTCATGCGTGGACGACTGCGCCGCAATTATTCGCAAACTCGTCCGCAAGCTTCGCAAAGCCGCGCTGGGCAACGCGCTCACTGATCCAGCTATGGACTACTTGAAGCGAAAAGGCTTGCAGGGTAGTCCACTGCGCTCAGGCTCGGAGGGTGTCGAGCCTGTACTCGATACCCCCGACCAGTCTGGAAAGTGGACCGCAGAGGATGAGGCTTCATCCCGCACCATCTACGAACAATGGGCGAATCTCTGCGAGTACGTGCCATGGGTGGAGGGCGGCAACTCCCTGAAGCAGGAAGAGGCGCGCCGCATGCATTGCGCCATCGAAGGGAAGGCGTACTGCTATGGCCGATAAAATCAGCGTCAACAGCCAAGCCAAGCTCACCGAGGCAATCACCAGCCTGACGGCCATGTTCCAGGCAAAGCGATATGTCGTCGTGTCGCTGCGCCCGGGCAAGGATCGCACCCTCGATCAGAACGCCCTGTGGTTTGCCATGTATCAGCGAATCAGCCAGATGACCCAGATCGGCGACATCGAGGACGCGCGCCGGTACTGCAAGTTGCACGTAGGCGTTCAAATCCTGCTCAACGAAGACGAGGACTTCCGCGCCTCATGGCATCGGACCATGCGCCACCTGTCCTACGAGGAAAAGCTCGACTTGATGGGCGGCAATGCGCTCTTCGGCCCCGACGGTTTTCCGGTGACGCGCCTTTTCAATCGGGCGCAGGGCATCGCCTACACGGATCGTATCGCTGCTGAGTTCTCGGCGAAAGGCGTGGTGTTTACCGATCTGCTCGGGGAGTTGGCAGCATGAAAATCCAACTATGGCAAATTTTGCCAGTGTTCAAATCCGCCGCAAACCACCTCACCACCTTCATGGCAAAAGCCTATGAGCGTCCAGAGCTGTGCATTGAGTTTCAGGGAGGCTGGGTATGACTGATTCACCAAAAGGAAAACCCTGCCCAGATTGCGGCGAGCCCATGGTCAGCATGCCAAGCCTCAACCTTCGCCAGTGCGCCACAGGCTGCAAGGAGAAGTTCGACTGGAAGCTGGACGAGGGGCAGAAGTCGCTGCTCGGCAACTCGCGGGATAAGGGGCTGCAGTCATGAACGGCTACGTCATCAAGCTCGTCACGGGCGCTGCCAATTCCCTGCATGTCTACCGCCCAGGTGAGAGCGCTCCCGCGTTCATGGTTTCGTCTGAGGCCGAAGCTAATCGACTGATCAAGGTTGATCGTGCCCACCCAGAGCCCCTGAACCGCTGTGTGGGATGCGTAGAGGGGGAATGCCCATGCTTGCCAGTGTGAAGGTGCGGAAGGCTAAGAAGTGCCGCGTGGCTTCGTGTGGGGCCTCATTCGTCCCTGCGCGGCTGGGTCAGGCGGTGTGCAGTCCGGCGTGCGCGATTGTGGATGCGCCCAGCAATCACGACAAAGCGCGCAAAGCCATAGCTCAGCGAGAACGCAAAGAGATTGGCGTTCGACGGGAGAAGCTGAAGAGTCGAGGCGAGCACCTGGCAGACACGCAAAAAGCGTTCAACGCCTGGATCCGCGCACGGGATATCGGCCTGCCATGCGTCAGCTGCGGTCGCCACCACAACGGCCAATGGCAAGCGGGGCATTTCAAATCGGTTGGTGGCCACCCAGCGCTCCGATACGAACCCCTCAACGTCTGGAGGCAATGCGCCCCCTGTAACACCCACAAATCAGGCGACCTCCTCAACTATCGCGTGGAGCTGGTGCGACGGATTGGTGAAGACAAGGTTTTGTGGCTTGAGGGTCCGCATGAGCCGAAGAAATACACGATCGATGAGCTGAAAGCGCTGACCGCGCATTACCGGGCACTGACCAGAGAATTGAAAAGGGGAGAGGCGGCATGAATATCAACTCAGCTCGGCAAGCGTGGCACGACTGCACCTACAACCCGGCACCCGGCCAGACCTCGGATGTCGTCCAACTCGGCGTGGTGGTCCAGGCAACTGAGCGCGGGCCTACCGCCAATCACGCGATGCACAGCGCGCTGGCCGGTCACATCCAGTCAGCAATCTCCCGTCTTCACCCTCAGGTCCGGCTGTTCGGGGAATACATGTATGCGGCCAACCGGGATGACGACATCCGCGAGGCGGCAGAGGATCTGATCTTCGGCATGGTGGTTTCCAAGTCCAAGCGGATGACTGCGGCGAAACGCGAAAAGCTTGAATTCGTGGTCAAGGGTGTGATGCGCCGGTACCGATATATGAATCAGGGCGGGCAGTCAGCTAATGCGGATCCGTTGATCAAGCCTGAATCGTTCCGTTCGTGGCTGCTCGCCGAGTACGGGGTTCGCCTCGAATCGTTTAACTGGGACCGCGATTGGGAGTGCATGGTGCGGCTCACTTTCGACTGCTGCGAGGACCTGGATCGCATGGCTCTAAGCCCGATTGGGGCTGCAATTTACAAGATGAAAGAAGCCGCTTGACTTCCCGTGCGGCTGGCGGCATCATTTTGCCACATTGAGTATTTTGCCTACGGCAACTTGCTCCGGAAAACCCGCCAGTCGAGCGGGTTTTTTTGTGACCTGAGAAAAGCAAATCAACTCACCGAGGAATGCCGTATGCATCGAATCGCTATGTATCTGGGCTTTGCGCTTGCCGCATGCCTGTCCTGTTTCTCCATGTCGGTACTGGCTGAGCCTGTCGCTTATGCCTACCGATCCGCTGTAGCCCTGGCCGAGTTGCCGGGTGTGGGCCTGAAGCGGCTGGAACTGACTCTCGCCATGTGGCGAACGGGTAGTTCCGGTGCTGACGAATCCCTGAAAAGCAATCTGCGTGCATCCAGCAATCACTTCGTGATGGCCTCCACCAAACCCGAGCCTGAAGGCGTCGGTGTTGGTGCGGGCCTCTCGTACTGCTGAATAAGCCTGGTAGCAATGGAAAAAGCCCGGACATATGCGCCGGGCTTTTTTGTATCTCCGAGGAAAGCCGCTACCCAAGTGGACGCTTTCCCGGATGTACCGCTTTCCCCAATCCCTCGGAACCTCTGCATGCAAGTTCAGCGAGGGCCTCATTCGGACCTGTTACACCAGCCCGCTCCAGGGTGAGTCCTTGGCCGATTGCATTCCGGCCTTTTTTTATTTCGGAGAGACGATGACCCGTTCCACATGCTGGAGCTTGGCGTTGGCGTCTCTGGCCCTGGTCAGTTACCTGATGAATCGAGACATAAGCTCGAACATCTTCCTGGCCTCGTTCTTCATCGTTCAAGCCGTAAAGCCTGCAGATGAGACAAGACTCAATCAATCGGCAATGGCGCTGTGCGCTGTTTTCGGAACAGCAATCGTCGGTTTTGCCATATGCGCCTGGGTATTCGGGCTTGAGTGGAGCCGCCCCGTCTCATGGTAGAGAGCAGATGAAGACAAGTCGGAAGAGGTCCCTATGGCGGCAGAGAGCGTAGTAGGCGGTGCCGTGATAACTGGGGCTGCCAATGGTAGTGGTGTCGCCATGGCCTGGTTCATGCTCACCGCCGAGCAATCCCTCGCTATGGGCTCCATAGGTGGATGCTGCATGTTCCTGGCTGCCTCTGCGACTCTCCCGTGGAGCTCGCGCGCTTTCTACGCGATCGGTTCCTGCATCATCGGCTATCTGGTCGGGATATTTATTCTGAGTCTTGGGTCGAACAATGGGCTTGCGGCGATTGCGGCCTGTATCGTGTCGGCGCTCGCATCCTGGGTTGTAGGTTCTCTCAAGCGCTGGGCTGATGGAGGCCCGCGACCAGACTGGATTGATTGGGTGGCAGGGTTGATGCCAGCCTTCATGCAGCGAGGTAAGCGAGATGAATGAATTCCTTCAACGTCCGTCGATAGCCGCATTCTTCGCCATGGTCATGACTGGCGCGTACTCGTTCCTTGACTGGCTTGGCAGTGTGATGCCTGAGTTCCTGCTTGGATCGCGCGGCGTGTGCCACCTTCTGATATTCCTGTGTGTGGTCGGCTACCAAGCTCCTACCACGCAGCACCGCAAGACTGTAGGCATCGTGGCCGGGGTATTCGCCGGGGCCAACGCAGCTGAAGCTTTCCGTGTGGCTGTGAACTTCAACACCTTTGCGGCAGTGGTTCAGCCACCACTCACCCTTGTGATGATCTGTGTCCTGTTCTTCGTCGTGTACGCCCGAGGCAATGTCGCCCGGATGCTGCCGCGCAAGTTCAGCGGGTTCGTCAGGTAATCCGCGCCACGAAACGGCGCTAACGAAATCGTGGCGCGAGGTGATACCGCATGAAGAAATCATGGGTTGTCACCACCCCCGGCTACAAACCCTTCCCCATGATCCTGCTCAGTCAGGCGATGGACCATGTATCGGCACTGGCGTTTGCGCGCAGTATCTGGCCTTCCTGCACCATCACCTGATCGAGACACCATATGACGACCATTGCCTACAAAGACGGCGTGATCGCCTATGACTCTCGTATCACTCGCGATTCCGAAATTCTGTACGACGATTTCCAGAAGTGCCGAGAAGAGAAGGGTGTCAAGTTCATCCTCGCGGGCAAGACGAGTCATTACGCAAGACTGGTCGCCGCCTACTTTGGTGGCACCGAAGCGCGTGACCTGCACTGCTCAGCCATCATCATTGACGCCGACGGGTTGTGGTATGCAGGGAATGATGGTGAGGACGGATTCTGGAAAAGCCCGCTGGTTGGCGAAAAGCCCTATGCAATCGGCAGTGGAGGCCCTCACGCCCTCACCGCAATGGACATGGGCGCGAGTGCTGCTGAAGCCGTAGAGATGGCCAAGAAGCGGGATACGTGTACTGGCGGGCTGGTTCGGACGCTGAGCATCGCAAAGACAATCGAATGACCCATTGAATGACGTTCGAACGACGTTGAATGAATCGTTCTGCAACAACACCCCATGAATGAGGCAAGCCCATGGCCCTATGTGGCGCTAAAACGCGCTCAGGGGAACCATGCAAGCGACACGCTGTTCCGGGTTCCTCGCGGTGCAAGTTACACGGTGGTGCGGCTTCTAAGGCCAACAAGGCCAACAAACACGCCGCCAAGCCCGGATCGATCTACAGCCAGTTCCTCACTGAAGCAGAGAACGACATGCTCGCCGGCATTGAGCTGGGGCGCGTGGACGATGAGCTGCGCCTGACCCGGATTCGGTTGATGCGTGCGCTGGCTCGGGAGAACGAGTTCGGCAACACACTTGAGCTTGATTCGGAGAAGTCAGAACCAATCGAGATAGAGGGCCGAGTCATCGAAGGGTTGGCTAAGGTCACCACGACCACGAAGGTTCGCGACTACGCCAGCATGATCGACCGACTAACCGGCCGCATTGAAAGCCTTGAGCGGACCCGCGCCGAGCTGCTGAAAACCAATCCTATTGAGTTGCCACCGGTAGCCAGAATCGAAATCGAGGTGGTTGGTGGAAGGTCGAACGCTCCGGATTCAAATGACGCAGCCACAGGCTGACTTCTACCAACTCACTCAGAAATATCCGGCGTTCGTCGGAGGCTTCGGTACAGGGAAGACTGAAACCCTCGCCAACTGCGCGCTGAGGGACGCTCTGTCGTCATCCAGCGCACTGATCGCCCTATACGAACCAACTTACGATTTGGTACGCCTCATCCTTGCCCCGCGCATGGAAGAGAAGCTCACGGACATGGGCATCCGCTACAAGTACAACAAGCAAGAGAACATCATTTACACCAGTTCGCCCAATTGCGGCGACTTCGTGCTGCGGACGCTGGAAAACCCGGCTCGCATCATTGGCTATGAGTCATACCGGGCACACGTCGATGAAATCGACACGCTGAAGAAGGCTCAGGCGGCCATGGCCTGGCGCAAGATCATCGCGCGGAATAGGCAGCAGCCGTCGGACATTGAGAAACCATTCAATCGCGTCTCGGCCTACACAACACCGGAAGGCTTCCAGTTCGTCTACGACACCTGGGGCCGAAACCCGAAGCCCGGCTACGTGATGATCCAGGCTGCAACGTACACGAACCCATTTCTACCCGACGACTATGTGCAGACGCTTCGTGACAGCTACCCGGCGGCTCTGATCGACGCATACATCGAGGGGCGATTCACCAACCTGACATCCGGCAGCGTTTATCCGGACTTCAATCGGGTGCTGAATCACACAGACGAGACGCTGCAGCCAAATGAGCCCGTCCTGATCGGCATGGACTTCAACCGGCTGAAGATGAGCGCCGTGGTCTACGTGATGCGTGATGGCTGGCCTGTAGCCGTGGATGAGATCGTTGATGGCCGCGATACGCCGCAGATGGTCACGCTGTTCAACGAACGCTACAAGCTCAAAGGACATGCGGTTCAGGTATTCCCTGACGCATCCGGCCAGAACGCCAGCAGCAAGAACGCCAGCGAGTCGGACCTGAGCATCATCCGTCAGGCTGGTCTTTCGGTGCGCGTCAACTCGACGAACCCGGCTATTGCTGACCGTGTGAACGCCGTAAACGCCCTGATCCTCAACGGTGATGGAATTCGGCGGCTCAAGGTCAACACGCATCGTTGCCCGCACCTCACGGATGGCCTGGAGCAACAGGCCTACGACAAGAACGGCATGCCGGACAAGTCGAGCGGCGTGGATCACGTGATTGACGCGGCCGGCTACCCGCTGGCCCACCTGTTTCCAATCATCAAGCCTATGACTCACATCCCCGTTACCTTCACCTTCTGAGGCCAATATGCCCAACTACAGCGCCATCAGGCAGGAGTACAGCGATGCCTTGCCCGGTTGGCAGCTGGTCAAGCGTTGCGTAGCTGGCCCGCGAGAGGTACGCAAGTACAACGAATATCTGCCAATGCCGGACCCGCTCAACCTGTCCGATGAGAACTTCGCGCGGTATGAGCAGCTGAAACGCCGCGCCATGTTCCTCAACGTGACTGGCCGTACGCGCACCGGACTCATGGGTGCAGTTTTCCGCAAGACTGCTGAAGTTGAGCTGCCTGCGGGCATTAATTACTTGCTGGAGAATGTCAGTGGTGACGGTGCCAGCCTTGAGCAATTGTGCAAAGAGGCTACAGGCGAGTGCCTGGATACTGGTCGCGGCGGCTTTCTTGTGGACTTCCCTAAGGTTGAACTGCCAGAGGGCCAGACATCACTGACTGTCGCCCAGTCTGCCAAAGCTCGGGCCTACGTCCACTTCTACCCAGCCGAGAGCATCATCAACTGGCGTGAAGACGTGATCGATGGCGTTAAGCGCCTGACATTGGTCGTTCTGCACGAAAAGCTGAATGAGGTCACGCTCGACGGCTTTGAGTTCACGGCAAAGGATCAATATCGCGCGCTGATGCTGCTTAAAGGGCAGTACGTACAGCGCGTGTACACCAAAGACGTTCCTGAAGGCGAAGAGAGCAACCCCACCGACAAGGCGGGCAAGCCATTCGATCACATCCCGTTCCACTTCTTCGGCTCACAGAACAACGATGCGAGCGTCGACAAGGCCCCGCTTGAGGATTTGGCCGAGGTGAACATTCTTCACTATGGCAACAGTGCCACGGTTGAGCAGAGTGGATTCATCAGCAGCCAGCCAACACTGTTCCTCACCTCGGACATGGATCCCGATACATTTGCCAAGCTGAATCCGAATGGCATGCACATCGGCTCTACGCGGGGCTACTTGCTCGGCAAGGCAGGATCAGCAACTCTTGTCCAGGCTGATGAAAGCCAGCTTGCACGCACGCTGATGCAGGACAAAGAGGCGCAGATGCTCATGATCGGCGCGCGCATCGTCCAGCAGGGCAATGGCGCTGAGACGGCTGAGGCTGTTCGAATCCGGTACAGCTCTGACAACTCGGTACTCGGAACCATCGCGGGTAACGTGTCAGAGGCAGTCAAGCTGGCTCTGTTAGACGCCCAGCGCTTCATGATGGACGCCGTGGACGAGGCCAAGACGGTGTTTTGGTTGAATCAAGAGTTCTTCGATCAGGTCATGGACGCGCAGTCAATCCTTGCGCAAATGCAGCTCTGGCAGCAGGGCATCATTGCCAAGAAGGACCTGCGGACCAACCTGCGCCAGGCCGGTGTGCTCGAATCTGATCGCACTGATGACGACATTGAAGGGGATCGCGAGACTGAAGCGCCCGTTGCGGGCAGTGAGCCTGCGGCGGTAGGGGCTGGACAATGAGCAGCGAAGGCTATCTGACCGACGCAACCACCCGCCATCAGGTTTATGTCCAGCGATATGCGGGCGGCAACCTTAAGCGGATTGCCACGTTCATCGCCAAAGCCATCAGCACCGCTAAGGAGCGAGTATCGGCAGGGCTGAGCGCTTACGGCTCCCAGCGTTACACCTCACAGATAGAATCGCTTCAGGGTGATTTGCGGGGCATCTACGACGACATGAAGGGCGCGGCTCAGTTGGATCTGGGCAAGTTCGCGTCCTATGAGGCTGAATTCAACGCCACGATGCTCGGAAAGGTCATCAAGGCTGTGGTTCAGCTGAATGTGCCGTCAGCTCAAATGGTCGCTGCTGCTGCACTGGCTGACCCGCTCATCCTTGAGGCTCGGGCCGGTGTGCAGCGAATCAGCATTGCCGGAGCGCTCGATCAGTTCGGCACCAAGAAGGCGGCCGAGATCATCGGCGAGATTCAGATCGGCTCATCTCTGGGCGAAACCAGTCAGCAGATTGGCCGACGCCTCACCAGCATTCACCAGCTCCACCAAGATCAAGCCTCGTCACTCGTTCGCACCATGACCAACCATGTCGCCAGTACGGCGCGAATGGAAACGCTCAAGGCCAACGACGACATCCTCAAGGGCTGGCGATGGATATCCACACTCGACAGCAAGACCAGCGCCATGTGTCAGGCCCGCGACCAGCATCTGTATGGCTGGGACGATCCGCGACCACCTGGGCACTGGAATTGCCGTTCTGCTGCATTGCCTGTCCTGAAAGACGAGTACGCGCGGGAGATACCAGGATCCACAAGGCCCTCAATCGGACCTGATGGCGTTCAGCAGGTATCCAGCAAGACCAGCTATCAGGATTGGTTGTCACGGCAGCCTGCATCCTTTCAGCGCGATGTGCTCGGGCCTAACCGGTACGCCTTGTTCACGAAAGGCAACCTGACCCTCGACAAGTTCGTGGATGACAACGGCAAGACGCTAACCCTGCAACAGCTGAAAGACCTTGAGCCGCGCGCCTTCGAGCGAGCAGGCATCTGACAACGAATCATCAAACAGCCGGCCGAGTGCCGGTTTTTTATGCCCGCGGCTGAGCCAACGGCAAATCATCCGGGGGATGACATGAAATACAGAATCAGCAAGGCCGAATACGAAGCAATGGATGCAGTCATGCAGGCGCTCTACAAAGCGACGGGCGAAGACTTCGTGCTGTCAATTGAGGGCATGCCATTAGGTGGCGAGGATCTGGAGGGCTTGAAGCGTCAGAACCAGACACTGCTGGATGAAGCCAAAGAGGCAAAGCGTCTTAAACGCGAAGCAGACCTGGCGCTGGATCAGCAGAAAATTACCGCCGCCAAGGAGCGGGGCGACTTCGAGCAACTGTATACCAGCAGCGAGCAGGCCCTTGCGTCCGAGCGTGCACGCCTTGCCGAGCTGACCACTAGTATTGAGCGCCGCGACCTCACATCAGCAGCAGCCAAGGTATCCGGCAGCATCGCCGACGGTGAAAACGCCGAGATCCTGGCTGAATTCATCGAGCGCCGCCTGAAGATCGTAGAAGGCCAGGTCAAGGTCACGGACGCCTCCGGCAACCTGACCATCGCAACGCTCGATGACCTGGCTAAAGAATTCCAGCAAGCGCCGCGCTACGCAGCATTGGTGCGCGGCACGCAAGCGAACGGTGGCGGGGCTACCGGGGGTAAGGGTGGCGGGGCCACCAAAACGTGGGACCAAATGACCGGTATGGAGCGCGTAGAGCTTCGCCGAACCAACCCCGCCGAGCACGCGCGCATGAAAGCCGCTGCTGAGGCCAAGTAAAAGGATCTTCCGCAATGCCTACCATTCTTTCCGATGTCGTCTTCCGTGACGAACTGCGCGACTACATCAGCGTTAACAGCGTTGAGCGTACCGCGTTCTTCGAGTCGGGCATCCTGACGACCAACAGCGACATGACCACGTTGCTGGCCAGCCCGTCCAACACCTTCACCATTCCGTGGTGGGTCGATCTGGATGCGTCCATCGAGTCCAACTACTCGAACGACGTGTACACCGACATTGCTGTTCCGCAGGCCGTGCACACCGCTTTCATGCAGGCACGCGCCGCGTACCTCAACGAAGGCTGGAACTGCATGAACCTGGTGAAGAACATCACCAAGCAGGACCCGCTTGAATTCGTTGCTGGTCGACTGCTGAGCTACTGGCAGAAAGTTGCCCAGCGCCGCGCCATTGCCAGCGTTGTGGGTATCTACAACGACAACGTGGCAGCCAACGGCGGTGACATGGTTGTTGATGCTGGCGGCATCATCAGCGCCGCGTCGATCATCCGCGCCAAGGCGACCATGGGTGACTACTCCGGCCAACTGGGCGGCCTGAGCGTCATTGCGATGCACTCCGCTGTGCAGACTGAGCTGCAGATCCTCAACCTGATCGACTTCACCCCGCTGGCTGACCAGATTCCGGAATTCGGTCGCTTCCAGGGTATGCGCGTCGTGGTTGATGACTCCATGCCTGTGATCACCGGCACGCCGAACAAGTACCTGTCCGTGATCTTCGGCCCAGGCGCTATCGGTTATGCCGAGTCGCAGCCAGCCGGTGAAGACGGTCTGGAATATGACCGCGCGCCAGATCGTGGTAACGGCGGTGGCGCTGAGACCCTGTGGACCCGTCGCAACTTCGTTGTGCATCCGCTGGGCTTCTCGTTCGATAGCGTGACCATCACCGGCACCCCGACCACCACCCGCCCAATCTCGGCGAACTGGTCCGACCTGGCACTGGCCACCAACTGGACCCGTAAATTTGCTCGCAAGCAGGTTCCGCTGGCGTTCATCACTTCCACTGTCTCGGCGTGACCGAGTGCTAGCCCCTTCGGGGGCTGGCTAATTTGAAGGAGAACCACCATGGCTGTTGAACAAGACAAGCATATCGACCCGAACGTCAAAGCGCGCTGGGGCTTCGGCGGCACTGAAGCTGCTGTAACCGTTGGCCCGCAAACCGTGGGCGAAACCGGCGGAGTTGATTCGGTTCGCACTGAATCGGATGAATCCGCTGCACGCAAGAACGGCGGCGGCGCGAAGTCCGAAGTCAAAGCTTCCAAGTAACACCCGGGGCTTCGGCCCCAATCATTCAAGCGGAGGCCAGATGGCAACCTACATCACCGTGGCAGACGTAGACACCATCCTCGGAGCGACATGGACGACCGAGGACAAGAAGGTGCGCGCGGTCATGCAGGCCAACGCCTATCTGACCTCCCTCAAGCTGGTCGGCATCGACATGGATGCCATTCCCGAAGACGTGAAGCTGGCCGGGGCCGAACTGGCCCAGACCGCCGCGCTCGGGAAGCTGTACCAACAGACGACAGAAGGCGCGCTGGAAGCCAAGACGGTTAAGGCTGGATCGGTGACTACCAGCAAGACGTTCGCCTCGTTCGACTCCAGCAAGACCACTGCGCTGCCCGATGGCGTTCAGTTCGCTCTGGCCCTGCTCAATCCCTGGATGGCAAGCGCATTCAGCTTCAACGTCTACAGGTGAGCCATGGGTATTCGCGAAGAGATCCAGGCTGATCTGGCTGAGGCGTTCGACACTGATCTGGCTGATGCGGTGCTGCCTTTCACGGGCGGCATCACCATCCCCGGCACATGGGACCCGGTAACTGAAACCGGTAGTGATCCAGTTGTCATCGCCTACAGCGGGCGCGGCGTGTTCGACGGCTTCAAGCTCGACAGGGCGGATGGCGTGAACATCCGCGCCACTGACCAACTGCTGATCGCGCTGACGAACGAAACGACTGGCATCCCGGACATCGGCCACAAGATCAACGATTACGACGTGGTTAACGTGCAGGTCGACCCGGCCGGTGCCCATTATGAAATCCAGCTGAGGAAGACGTAATGGGCAGCGGATGGAGTATCCCCCCGACGGCATTTGCTGACCTGATCGATGATGAGGTGGGCAAGCGCGTCCGGATCATCGCCATGGCGCTACTGAATGAAGTCGTGCTGCGCTCGCCAGTCGGCAACCCGGCTCTCTGGAAGAATCCACCGCCACCCGGCTACGTCGGCGGCAGTTTCCGTGGCAGCCACATTGTCAGCATCGGCTCACCGGTGTACGCGATCACCAACACCATCGACCCGGGCGGCGCAGACACAATCAACCGTGGCATGGCCGCTTTGTCAGGCCTTGAGCCTTACACGGTCGTGTATATCCAGACGAACCTGCCCTATGCCGAGCGAATCGAGCTTGGGCATTCGACCCAGGCGCCGGGCGGCGTTTATGAGCTTGCCTTCGTTGGCGTGTCCGAGGCCTACAAATGACCTACGAGCAAATCAGGCTGGCGGTCACGGCGCGCATGGTGGCCTTCACCGGCATTACGCAAGACCGAATCGACTACCCGAATCCGCCGACATTGTTTGTCACACCCGCGACGGGCCTCTGGTGCCGACTGGTCATTCAGCATGCAACAGCCTTCATGGCAGGCATGGCAGATAAGCCGCATACCCGTAGGCCAGGACTGATCACCATTCAGTGCTTCGCCCGGGTGCGGACCGGCACCAAGGCCATCAACGACCTGACGGATGCGCTGATAGCCCACTTCGCTTACTGGTCATCTGGTGACCTTGAGTGCATCGAGGGCAGCCAGATCATCGCAGGCGAGTTCGAAGGCTTCTATCAGATCAACGTGAACATCCGGTTCCGCGCCGGTTGAGGATTGCACATGAGCGAAGTAACGAAAGAATTGCACCGCAGCCTAATCCGGGCCGCGAAAGGTGCTCTCGCCGCATGGGAGCGCTGGCTGTCAGCAAAGGAGAAGGGCGATGAGTGATACCGGCTACTTGACTGTCGATCAGATCAGACTAGAGCGTGACGCTTTACAGGACCTGATCTACAGCGCGATTTGCGAGTTTCAGTCGAAAACCAGAGCCACCGTAAATCAGGTCTACCTGAACACAGCGGATTTCTCGTCCATCGCTAAAAAGGGCGAGACCGTACTGCTCGGCGTGGAAGTCCACGTCAGCATCTAATCACTACCCGCTTCACCGGGCACGCTGACCAGACCCGCCGCAAGGCCTCTCTGCTCATCACGCCTCCCCGGATCAATTGATCTAAGGAGGCTCCGATGAGTTCGGGCGCAAAAGTAACGAGTTACCTGATCGCCGAGGTAACACCCGGCGTAACCCCCACCGGCACATTCGACACGCTTCGACTGACCGGCAACACCCTGTCACCCACCGTCAACACCCAGGCAAGCGACGAGATCACTGACTCGCGCGTAAGCCAAGGTTCGGTGGCCACCAGCACTGACATTCAGGGCGACCTGACTGCCGAGCTGTCGTATGGCACGTTCGACAAGCTGTTCGAGGCTGCCTTCTATGGCACCTGGACCGGCAACGTCCTGACCGTTGGTGATACCAGGCACACCTTCACTGTCGCCAAGAACTACAGCGACGTGAACGTGTTCACCCTGTTCAAGGGCATGCACGTGTCGACCTTCGCCCTGGACATCCCGTCCGACGGCAAGATCACCGCCACGTTCACCATGATGGGCCTGGACTACGCGGACGGCGACAGCAACACCGTCACCGGGGTAAATCCTCCGACGGCCACGCCGTTCATGTCGAACATCAACGTTGGCACTCTGCTGGTCGATGGGGCCTCGCTGGAAGGCGTTGCGTGCGTCTCGGCTATGTCGATCAACCTCGACAACAGCCTGCAAACTCAGCGCTGCCTGGGTAACGGCAAGCTCGGCCCTGGCGCACACATCGCTACCGAAGCAGCTATCACCGGCAGCATCACGCTGGCCTGGTCCAATCGTGCATGGCAGCTCTGGAAAAACCAGTTCACCCGGGCACCAATCGCAGTCTCGTTCCCGATCACCGACAGCCTGGGCAACGAATACACATTCGACTTCCCGGCGCTGGAGATCGATGGCGACCTGCCGAACGGCGGCAAGCGTGACCTGATCGAGGTGACGCTGAATTACACCGTCTCGAAGCTGGCACCAACCATCACCCGTTCGCCTGCTGATGCAGTGGCATCGGTTGCTGTGGCCCCAACGACTGCAAGCGTTGTCATCGGCGCAACCCGCCAACTGACTCCGACCGTCCTGCCGTCCACCTCGACCCAGACCGTCACCTGGTCCAGCGCAACGCCTTCTGTTGCGACGGTCAGCAACTCCGGCCTGGTCACCGCAGTATCGGCTGGCACATCCGTTATCACCGCAACCAGCACCGCCGACGGCACCAAGACTTCGACATCGACCATCACCGTTACCGCGTAACCGATCCAACCCTTTGACTGCCCCGGCGATTACGCCAGCCGGGGCGGTCCTTTTTGGCGTGGCGTAGAGGATTTACCGATGGCTCTGCAAATGAAGAAAAAGTCTGCCCTCACTGGCACTACAAAGTGGGTGGAATTTGACGAAGACACCAAAATCCAGATTGTCGGGATCGACAGTCCGGCTTATCAGACTGCACTCGAACGCGTGCAGCGCCGTATCAATCGCAACGATGCACGCTTTGAACAGGGCGAAGTGGGCCTTGTCGATGGCGAGAAAAGCGCGCACGAGAGTCACTGTATGATCCTGGCGCAGTTCATTCTGCAGGACTGGGAAGGCGTGCTGGATGATGAGGGCAACAAAGTAGCCTTCAGCAAGGAATCCGCTACAGATCTTCTCTCGGGCAACATTGAATTCTTCATGTGGGTCATCTCGAAGGCCAGTGATTTCGCTGCAGAGGGCAAGGCTGATCTGGCTGAAACCCTGGAAAAGCCATCGCCCGCTACCACTGGGAAAAAGAGTGGGCCGGCGAAACCGAAAAAAGAAAGCTCATCTATCAGCGCCTAAAAATGGCTGTGCCCGACGAGCCGCCTACCGATGCGATTACGGCGTACATGTTGAATACGTTCAGAAATGTGTGCCGCGGGCGGCGAGTATTGGCGACCATGAATGGGGCGCATCCCATGCCCCTTTCGGCCAGGGAAATCAGTGACTGGCTTGAGGCGCACCCATCACCGATGCCTCGGCATGAAGTAGATGAGGTTATGTTTGCGCTGGATTACATCGTGCTGAGCGACAAGGAGGAATAGGGGTGACAGCCGGTCTTTGGTGTCAACCCCTTGATGGTGTTAAATTGCCGCCATCTAAAAGGAGTATATGAATGGAATATCTGATCCTCTGGCTTGTGATTGCCACTCTTTCTGGCTATTACGCAAAACAGAAAGGGCGCAGCTTTGTGGGCTGGTTCCTACTGGGCTTCCTCCTTTCGTTCATAGCCTTGGCGATTCTCTGGTTTCTTCCTGAGACCGGATTTGATGACGCCAAGAGCCAGGACATCGCCAGGAAGTTCGGTGTCTCGTCGCGATATCGTAAATGCCCGTCGTGCGCAGAGCTTGTGCAGCGGGAAGCACTGAAATGCAAGCACTGCCAAACAGACCTGCCTGCCATCACTGAATAGCAGGACGAATTTACCGAAACCGGCCATGAGCCGGTTTTTTTTCGCCTGGAGAAAAGTATGACCCAAACATCCCGCCTGGTTCTTGAGGTAGATAGCCGGAGTGCCGAGCAACGGGTCAACGAAACGCGCCAGGCACTCCAAAAGCTTGAAGCGGAAGGGTTGAAAACCCCCGGCGCTATGAGCGCGGCCGCCGAGTCAATCGGGAAGGTGGGTGACAACGCCAAGTCCACAACTCCACAGCTCAGCGTTGCAGAGCGTCAATTCAAGATGCTTAGCAGCGCTGCTGTAGGTCTTGGTGGGGCTTTGGCCGCAGCGTTCAGCGTGCAGAAGATTGCCCAGGCTTCGCAGCAGTATGCCGACCTCACGAACCGCTTGCGCCTCGTTACTGAAGGTTCCGCGCAGCTCGCCCGCGCACAGGATGACGTTTTCCGTGCAGCGCAGAACTCCCGGCAATCACTCGAAGTAACCGCGTCCGTCTACCAGCGGATCGCCCAAAACGGCAAGGCTCTCGGCATCTCGATGGCTGAGGTTGCCAAGATCACCGAGACGGTAACCAAGTCGGTAGCAATGAGCGGGGCGTCGGCCGCCTCCGCAGACGCAGCTTTGGTCCAGTTCGGGCAGGCCCTGGCATCCGGCACCCTTCGCGGCGAAGAACTCAACTCCATCCTCGAACAAACCCCGGCCTTGGCACAGACCATCGCCCGCGGACTCGGCGTAACGATAGGTCAGCTCCGCGCCATGGGCGCTGAGGGCCAGCTCACTGCCGAAAAGGTTATCGGCGCGCTGTCCGGCCAAAAGGATGCAGTCGATAAGCTGGCCGCGACCATGCAGGTTACGGCAAGCCAGGCTATGACAGCCTTTGCCAACTCCCTGACATCGACCATTGGCAAGCTCGATCAGGCGACTGGAGCGAGCAATACATTCGCGAACTCCGTACTGAGCGTGTCGAGAGCCCTCGACGGCTTCAACTCCGGCGAATTCCTGGACTTCTTTCGGGAGGACAAGCAGAGCGTTGCGGGCTTCAACAACGACATTGCAGTCACTATTTCAAGGGTTCGCGAGCTTACAGCAGCGCGCTCCAAGCTGAATCCTGGCGATGCCAAAGACAGCGTCCTGTTCAACTTCAAATTCTACAACCGCGAAGAGATCGATGCGGAAATCGCCGGACTCAACAAAAAGGTAACTGATACTCGCGCATCAATCGGACTATTAAAGAAAGGCGCAGACGACCTCGGCGCTCAGCTTCCGAAAGGCGAAGCCGCTATTGGTGGCCTGTCTGCAGCAGCGAAGGGTTATGTCGATTCGCAGAGTAAGGCCCTTGCCAAGCTGCAAGACAACAACGACGCGGTGAAAGAGGCAAACCGGTTCATCGCTGAACACACAAAACTGACCGAAGCGGAGAAGGCCGCAATCCTTTCTGTGGCGTACGCAACCAACGCCCAAACCAAGGCCAACAAGGATGCGGCGGCCGCCACCCGAGATGCGAACAAGGCCTATCAGGAAAACGCTGGACAGAAAATGCTCGACAACGCCCGCCAGCAATACGCGGTACTGGTGCAACAGGGCGCGCTGATCGACGAGCAGGCAGTTGGAGCAAAAACCCTAGGGTCAGAGGCAAAGAAGCTGCTTGAGCTTGAGCAGCAGATTGCCCAGCTCAAAGAGAAAGGATCTCTGACCACCGCTCAGAAGCAGATTCTGGCGATGGGCGAGCTGAACATTGCACAGCAGAAACAGAACGCAGGGCTCGAAAAAGAAAACGAGCTCCGCAAAATCGCCAATGCCGAAGCGGCCAAACTCCTCAGCTTCACCGAATCCATCAACGACAAGCTTGCCCTGTCTCAGCAAGGCCTGTCGAACCAGCTCGCAGGTATTGGCCTGGGTCAGGAAGGCCGCAAACGTCTTCAGGACGATCTGAAAATCCGTCAGGACTATCAGAAGGACATGGACAAGCTGCAGGCGCAGTTCAACTCCGGCGACCTGAGCAAAGAGCTGTACGAAAAAGAAACGGGGATGCTTGAGGATGCGCTCGGACAACGCCTGCGCATGCAAGAGGATTACTACGACCAACTCGAAAAGGCCCAGTCCGACTGGACCAACGGTGCCAATGCTGCATGGCAGGACTACGTCTACGAGGCCGGTGACATTGCCGGTCAGACCTATGACCTGTTCGATAACGCATTCCACGGGATGGAAGACTCGCTGGTCGATTTCGTAACCGGTGGGAAGCTGTCGTTCAAGGATCTTGCCGACTCGATCATTGCGGATATCGCACGGATCATCATCAAGACTCAGGTGGTCACGCCGCTGCTGAACTCGCTGTTTGGTGGTGGTTCTGGGGCTGGTGGCGGCGGGGGGATTGCATCGCTGTTCAGCGGATCTTCCTCGAATGGCTCTGGCGGTGGCGGCATGTTTGGCGGCCTGGTCAGCCTTGGGCAAAACCTGCTTTCGGTATGGAACACCATTACTGGCGTTGGTTCGTCCGTGGCTTCTGGCTACGCGTCGGGTGGCATCGGCGGCGCAATCTCTGGCGGTGCCGGGTATTACGGCAATATGCTCAACGGCATTGCCAGCACGCTATCCAGCGGCTTCACCAGCCTGATCGGCGGGAACATTGCTATCACTGGTGCGACTGCCGCTGCTTCTGCTGCAACCACTGCCGCGTTAACCGGTGTAACTGCCGAGGTTGCTGCAAGCACGGCTGCCACAGTCGGTGCGGAGGGCATTACAGCTGCAATGCTTAGCGGCGCGGTCGCCGAGGGTGCTGCGTCGGTTGGCACAAGCATCGGTGTGGCCGGCGCAACAACTGCTGCTGCCTCTTCTGGCCTTGCCGCAAGCGTTTCAGCCGCACTCAGCAGTGCTGCAGCAATGTGGCCGCTCGCAATCGTGATGGGCATGTATCAGTCCGGCAAGCTTTATGACGCCGGGGTTCGTCCAGATGCTAGCGAGATGCTGGAAAGTGGCGGTCACACTGCCGTAGGCAAGGCGACCATGGCTCCTATTGCCCTGCAATCTGGCTTCATGGAACTGCAGGACAAAATCACTGGCTCGCTGGTCGGCGGCAAGATTGCTGCGATTCTATCCGGCTCAACCTTGCACCAGGCGGTATGGGGTGCGGTAGGCAAGAAACTGTTCGGTGGCGCATGGGAAACCAAGGATGGCGGGATCTCGCTCGGGGTCGAGGGGGGCGAGTTCGAAGCTCAGCAGTACATCGACCAGAAGAAGAAAGGCGGCCTGTTCTCCAGCAGCAAGAAGCGCACTCGATACAGCGAGCTTGATGCTCAAACCGAGGATTCGCTCGGCGCAGCCTACAACGACAAGGTTCTTAACTCCCTTGGGCTCTTTGCGGGCCTAGGTGTAAAGCTAAGCGACTCGGTTCTGGATGGCCTTAACGTTGCTGCCGAGAAGATCAGTACTCAAGGCAAGACCAGCGAGGAGATACAGACCTCTCTGGACGCATGGTTTACCGAGCTGGGCAACCAGGCAGTGTCCGCGATTTCCGCCGCAACGAATTCCGGACTGGGCGGTTACAACTTCGATCAACTGACCGAGTTCGTAAACAACCTGTACACGGTTCGAGATTCACTGGCTGACATGAACGTCAAGGTTCTGGACGTTTCTCTGTCTAGCGGCTGGATGGCTGAGAACCTTATTCAGCTTGCCGGTGGCTTGGATGCCTACAAGGCGGCCACAGCTTCCTACTACGACGGCTTCACTAGCGACACTCAGAAAACCGCCGATACCCTGGAGACAGTGCGTAAGCAGTTTGCTGACATGAACGTGGTGCTGCCATCGTTGCGCGACGGCTACAAGGACATGGTCGAAGCCATTGACGTGACGACCGAGTCCGGCCGGCAGATGTTTACCGTACTTACCGGTTCGGCGGCAGCGGCTAACGCAGTCTACGACATCATTGAGCAGCGCCAAGCGGCTTACTACGGGGCGTTCCTCACCGAGTCAGAGAACACAGCCCGCACTCTCAAGGAAACCACGGACCAGCTCAAGGCTCTCGGCATAACCCTGCCTGGTACTCGCAATGAGTTCCGGTCGATGGTAGAGGCGGCAGCCAAGGACACATCGGCGGCCGGCAAGGGGCTTTACGACTCGCTGATGAGTGTTGCCGGTGCTGCTGGGACGGCGTTCGATGCAATGGAAGCCTCGGCCCAAACCGCAGCTCAAGCTATTACCGACGCATTGAATCAGGGCGTGACAAACAGCTTCTCGGCTGTTCAGCGCGCAATCACTGCTCAGCAGAAGAAAGCGACCGAGGCATACAACGTTACTTCGGCCTCGCTTGCAGAGCTGTCTACCGCAGCTTCTCAAACCGTAAATGACTTGACATCAGTCAGTAATGACCTGAGTTCGGCGCTGAAATCCCTGCGCGGCGATTCTGACGAAGCAGTGAAGATGCTGCGTGCGCAGGCGGTGGCTACCCTGCAATCTGCACTGGCAACAGCTCGCGCTGGCGGGTCGCTATCAGGCTTCAAAGGTCTGGACGACGCACTCGATACGGTCAGCAACAACAACACTGACCTGTATTCGTCCATGGAGGACTTCGCGCGGGACCAGGGCCGGACTGCCGGTGTTATCGCAGAGCTGGAAGCCATTAACGGCAAGCAGCTGACCTCCGCTGAAAAGACCGTCAAGGCCTTGGAGGATCAGTTGGATCAAGCCAAGGATGCATACGATGCTCAAATCAGCCAGTACGAATCGCAGCTGGAATTCGCCCAGGCTCAGATGGATGCGCTTAACGGCGTAGACAACTCGATCATGGGCGTAACCGCTGCAATCAATGCCATGAACGCGGCAGTGGTTGCGGCGCTGCAAGCCTCCGCCTCTGGCGCTGGCAAGGCGAACACTCCAGGCAACAACGCAACTCTGGTCGAAACGCTTTACAACACTGTCCTTGGTCGCGGCTCCGATGCTGCGGGCGCTAAGTACTGGGCCGACAAGCTCCAAAGTGGCGCAGTGACGTACCAGCAGGCAGCCGAAACCATCGCCAAGGAGGCATTGGCCCTGGATGCCAGCAAGTACACCGGGGCAGTCAGCCAGGCGGCTATTGCAGCCTCCAAGGCAGCAGCTCAGGCGTATCTGAACAGCCAGACAACCAAGGCTTATGCCTCTGGCGGGTACATCTCAGGTCCAGGCACCGGCACAAGCGACAGCATCATGGCCCGCCTATCAAATGGCGAGTACGTGATGACCGCTGACTCTGTGCAGATGTTCGGCACCGGCCTACTCGACCAAATGAACGCCGGGAATCTTCCAGCATTTGCGGGCGGTGGCGGCATTCGACTGGTTGGGAGTTCGACTGCTGAAAGCTCACGTCCGACTACTGCGCGGTATGGAAATAGCTCGGCGGCGTCAAGTACCAAAAGCTCTTCCATGAACGAGGGATCGATGGTAGAGCGCCAGGTATGGACCAACAAGCTGCTCAGTCAGGTGATTGATGCAATTAACCGACAAACAATTCAGGGCGTTCCTGCTCTTCAGGTGAGCCAATGAAAGTAGTAGCCCCGATTGAGATTGGCCAAGCAACCATCACCTCCTACAACGTCGCTGCATCCCCCAATGCCCCATGGGTCTCCACCAAGACCTATGGGGTGGGAGAAAAAGTGGTAGTTGGTCAGTACGACTTTGAGTCCCTGGTAGCCGGAAACGTCGGAAACGACCCAACTACCGACGGCGGCGTGAAGTGGCTCAGGCTTAACCCTTCTAATCGCTGGGCAATGTTCAATAAGAAGAAGGGCAATGTCTGGCTTGTCGGAACCAAAACTACTAATCCGGACACAATCGATATCACCTTCGCTCCGGGGCGAGTCATCAATTCCATAGGGATGGTTGGCGTGGTGGCCGACAAAGTAACTGTCCAAATGATTGTTGGCGGCTCAGTTGTGTATACCCGCGAACTTATCATGTCTTCCAAGACAGCTGTGGACTGGTACGACTACTACTACGGCGACTTTGTTACTCGGGACAACCTAGCCTACACCGACCTCCCAGCTTATGCCGGGGCAAGTGTCCGCGTAATTGTTGATAACACAGGGGAAGTGGCAGAGGTCGGGATGATGGTGGTGGGCCAGCAGGCCTCTATCGGCTGGGCCGTCTGGGGCACATCCTCAGGATTCGAAAACTACTCCCTAACCAAGATTGATGACTTTGGCGAAATCACCCAAACCCCTCGCGGACTTCGCGACTTGGTTGATTTCGATTGCCGAAATTACAAAAACCAGAACGGGAACATGAATCGAATCCTGAAGCCTTTGAAAGACAGCGCTGCGCTTTACATCGGCAGTGAGGACATAGATTCCACAATCATCATCGGCAAACTTGAAGACTTCAAAATGACCTTTGCAAACGTTGCATTGGTTGAATATTCACTCTCTGTGCTGAGTCTCGCCTAATGCCAACTCCAGTCATTCCATTATTGCCAGATCCGCCAGTACCCAGTGATAGCCCTCCCGTTTTTGCCGATAAGGCTGGGGCGTTCGTCACTCAGCAAGCAATCAATGTCCCGATTATCAACGCCTCTTATCAGTGGGTGGCCAGTCAGGTCACGCTTATTGATGACTACCGCGCAGCCGCCGCCCAGTCAGCCCAATACGCCGCAGCCGCAGCCGACCGCGCAGAGGCTGTGGACACCAACGTCAGCGAGCAGGTTGCAGCTGCTCAGACTGCTGCGAACAACGCCGCCGCCTCTGCTGCCGCTGCGGAATCAGCTCCAGGCTCTATCGGCAATCTCGCTCTTATTCACTCTATGACCATCGGCATGATTCGGGGATTCTAAATGAACACAATGACTGCACCATTCGCTCAGAAGTTCGCAGCAAGCAATGCCATTGTTACCGCTGCACTGGGCGGCATTGGTACATCGACTGTTACGGGCGCTCAATTGCTCGCAACTGGCGGCACTAACGGGTCGATTGTGTTCGGCGTCACCGCTATGCCGCGCGCAACTGTGACGGCATCTTCGCTGGTGCTGTTCCGAGTCAAGTCCGCAACTCCTACAGTATTTAACCTGATCAAAAGCCAGGCTATGCCTGCCTACACCTTCGCAGTAACAACCAACATCACAGAAACGGCGTTCTCAACCGTTACGTCGACAACTCCAATCCTTCTGGAACCGGGCGAAATGCTCTACGCAGGCTCACAAGTAGCGCTGGCAGCCGGCATCGTCTTCGACGCATCGAGGGCTGATCTATGATCGGGAATCCGATGGGTAATGTGCTGGGCAACCCACTCGGCAATCCGCTGGGTTTAACGAGCGGATCATCGAATCTTTCCGGCAAAAAACTTGTCGTTGGCGACTCATTGGCTGGAGGGTTTTACTTCGCAACTGTCATCCAGGGATCAGACACATTTGTTTTGGTTGTGGCCGATAAATCAGCAGAAGTTAGCCTTGCGTATGCCACGGCGAGCTCTGTTACAGGCGCAACGAGCACCTCCGATAGCAAATTTAATACCGACATTCTGGCCGCTCCAACAACTGGATTCCCTGCGGCCAAATACTGCAGGAGCTATCAGGATGGAACCTGGGACATGCCAGCGAGTGACATTCTTACGTTGATGAAAAACGTGCTCGGCACATCAGCAGCAAACCCTCCCGAGGCATTCAAGTTTGGAGGCCCGCAAGCGTTTGGCTCTGACCCGTACTCAAGCTCATCCGAGCTTTCCAGCACTCAGTGTTTCGGAAGGGGCATGGCAACCAACACAACCTTCCAATTAAGCAAAACGACGGCGAATATCGTCAGGCCCGTAAAAGCGATTCGGGTCTCCAAATCGCTTATGAGTCTTGAAGGGCTATCAGGGGTGTTCGAGAAATGATCAAAGTTGAAAACGGCATCGCAACTCGCGAGCCAATCCCTGATTTCCTTGACCGCTCCGGCACGCCAGAAGCATTGGCCGCGCTCCTCGACCTGTCATGGACCGATCCGGCGCTGGGCGTTCAGTCAGCCGCATGGTGGCCCGAGGAAAGCACCGAAGGCGAACTTGGCACCAACAAGAAGTGGGGCGCAGAAGTCTTCACCCTCGACACTGAGCGCAAGGTTGTGAAGGTCGCCCGCAAGCAGGTCACCATGACGGCGGCAGAGAAGGCTGCTCGGGATGCGTTGATTGCCGAGCAGGTCGCAGCGGAGCAGGCTGCGGTGATGGCTGAGTTCGAGCAGGCAGTGCAGGGCAGGCTGAATGGCGCCGCCATCGCTGCCAAATACGACAGCATCGAAAACGCCGTGAGCTATGCCGAAGAACCAGCGGTGCCGAAATTCCAGAATGACGGCAAGGCGTTCCGCGCCTGGCGCTCGAAGGTCTGGGCCTACGCCTATGAGCAGCTTGCCCTGGTGCTGGCCGGTGAGCGGGAGCAGCCGACGGTTGAGGCGTTCTTGCTGGAGCTGCCGGTGCTGGAATTGCCCGAGTAACCACCCGCCACACATCCCGAATATCCACCGGCCGCCTTGAGCGGTTTTTTTGTGCCCGCGATTCAGCGGGCAAGGACTCCCATGCCTACAACTTCACGCGGCATCCGCAACCACAACCCCGGCAACATCGACTTCAACCCCCGCAACGACTGGCAAGGCCAACTCGGCATCGAGGAGGGAGTCACCAAGCCACGCTTCGCACGGTTCGACTCGCCTGAGAATGGCATCCGCGCTCTCGCCAAGCTGCTGATCAACTATCGCGGCAAAGACGGTATGCCGGGCGTTGGCCTTCAAGGCATCGACACCGTGCGCGAGACCATCAACCGCTGGGCGCCCTCGGTCGAGAACAACACTGAGGCGTACATCAAGCAAGTATCCGCCGCTGCTGGCGTAATGCCAAACGAGAGCATCACCATTCGAGACCCGCGCATCCTGCTGGCTGTCGTAACCGCGATCATCAAGCATGAGAACGGCGGTAACCCATATGCACCGGCAGTCATTGCCGAAGGTGTGCGGAGGGCGCTGGCATGACCGGCCGATTCCTCGACCCTCTGATTGTCCAGGCCTACGCCAAAGGCGAGTGGGTGCTGATGGCCGACTTCCGGTACATGGCGGCCGACGGCACTATTTACACCGCGCCGAAATATTTCATCACCGATCTGGCCTCTACACCCTGGCTGGTCAAGCCATTCCTGACCGGCATCGAGGACCGTGCCTGCGGAGTGATCCACGACTATGCGTACTGTCAGAACAAACTCACCCGCGCCCAGTGCGATGCGCTGTTCTACGAGATGCTGCTGGCCACTGGTGCGGACATACGCCGCGCCCAACTAATGTTCTCAGGTCTGCGCATCGGCGGAGGCTCACGCTATCGGCAGTGCGCGGGCGGGATGAAGGTCGAGGATATGGCCTTTGAGCTGATGAGGCCTGAGGAAGTGGCCGACTGGAAGCTGCGCCTTCTGGTGATTCATGAGCCTGTGGCCGCCTGATGCAGGCTGTCGATCCGCCCGGGTCGGCAGTGCAACACCGATTTTCCCCTCGGACCGTTCTGGTCACCCGTCGCAAACCCACTCATCCAGTATTGACCCAATTCCTGCGCTCGATTTAACTGTACGCCCATACAGTAGAGTCTTCGTCATGGACGCACCAGACCACCTTGAAATATCCCTTGACCAGTTGCTCAAACTCCGCGCGCCCGGAACATACCTTGTGAAATGCGAGGGCGACAGCATGATTGGCGCTGGGATCTTCAGCGGTGACCTGCTGATCGTCGACAAAGGTGGGGAGGCAGTGCCAGGGTCCATAGTCATCGGCGTGATCAATCAGGAGCCGGCAGTGAAGTACCTGGCCCGATCGCCATGCGGGCAGATCATTCTCCGATCCGGAAATAAAGCCTTCCCCGATCGCTACATTCTCGAGAGCGATGAATTCGAAGTGTGGGGCGTGGTCACTCATAGCATCAGGGATCACGACGGGGAGTAGGGTTATGGATGTCAAAGAGCGTGAGCTGAAGATTTGGAACGACCACCTGGATCATGAGGCGCGGCGGGAATGCGCGACTGATCACTGGCACGGAGAATTGTTGGGCCATGCCAATGCGCTGGCGAGGCTGGGCGTAATAGATGAAGAGGAACTGCGCGAGATGCTGGAGCTTGCTGATGCCGCCTTGGAGCACGTGAAGGCTGAGCTTGAAACTCAGGAATGGCTGGCAGGGCGGAAGGGGTGATTGTGTTTGTCGGCAGGACGCCGGGGAGGGAGCCAAAATGGCCGAGTGACTTTACGAGTGACATTGGTAATCACTGTAAAACACGGTTGGGCATCGTTGCAGCGAGCACCAATCGAAGAACCTTGTATTTACTGGGCTGTAGGCCCATTTGCTTGCATGGGGTGCAAGGGGTCGAGTGTTCGAATCACTCCGTCCCGACCATATTATTCAAAGGGTTGCGAGATTTTATCTCGCGACCCTTTTTTATTTTTGATCGTTTTTACCCCTACAAAACGACTAGCTGTGAGTGGAATCCTCACCTCTTTCGGAGGAGATGGGCGCAAGATTTCTGGGTGCCAATGTCCCCCCGCGGTAATTTCGGCGGTGAAGGGATGGGAAGGACCTAGCTGACGGCTCGTCAGGCAGTTT